AGCCGGCGGCGCCGCCGGCCCGGGCGACCCGGTCCCGACCGCCCGCCGGACCGGCGCCTTCCACCCGGCCCGCCTCGCCGGCCAGGTCCCCCCGGCGGCCGCGGCGGGATTCGCCGCCGGCACCATGTGCCCCTACGGCGGCAACACGGTCCCCACCGGATGGTTGATCTGCGACGGCGCCGCCGTCAGCCGCACAACCTACGCCGACCTGTTTACCGCGATCGGAACCCTATGGGGCGTCGGCGACGGATCCACCACATTCAACGTCCCCGACACCGGCGGACGGACCGTCCGCGGCTGGAAAAGCGGGGATGCGACATTTGGCACCGTCGGCAACACCGGCGGCGTGGCGACGCTCGATCTCGACCACTACCACGGACCCTACGACGGCGGTCCGTCCTGCATCGGCGTGACCAGCGGGTATGACGCCTTCTGCTGGGACTGGACGACGAACACCAGCTCGCCCACCTGGACCGGGACAAGCAACCCGCCCACGATCGACAAGCCGGACGGATCGCACGAGGTGGACAACCGCGGCCCGTGGGGCGGGGCCAAGTGGATCATCAAGACATGACCGCCCGATTCCAGCCCGACGAATGCCTGGCCGTCATCGCGGCCTACCCGGACCTCCAGGTCGCCCCGCAGATGATCGCGTGGCTCGGCGCGATCGGCGTCGCGGAGATCCAGGTCCACCGCTACGGGGACGGCCGGATGGACTGCGGATACAACTCGGGGGTTCTCGCGGCCCTGGCCAGTCGCTACGACGCCTTCATCTTCGCCGACAAGGACATCTGGCCGGGGGCGTCGACCGCGGCGTTTCTCGCCGCCTCGGCCGACCTGGTCTCCTGCCAGTACGACACCGGCCGCGGCGCCGAGGCGTGGGCCGACGCCTCGGCCTTCCACACCGGCCTCTGGCGGACCCGGCGGGCCGTCCTGGATGCGGTGGGGCCCCGGCCCTTCCAGTGGACCCTCAACGACAAGGGGACCGAGGCCTCGGAGTGTCTGTGCCGGCCGTTCGCCCGCCGCGTCGCCGCCGCGGGATTTACTATTGCCCACGCCGGGACCGCCGGGCACACACCGCGGATCCCGTCGGCCTTGCCCATGCGCATGATCCTGACGGCCCCGCCCCAACCGAGCACCGCCCAGACATAAGGCCCGCCCCATGGACCCCACGGTCGACATCGAGTCGGCTGATTTGATTGTGCGATCGGGCGAGCACGCAGAGCACCGGACAACGGTCCGCCTGGCCGGACCCCATACCGCCCCGATCCGCCTGGCCGGCCTCCTGAGCCCCGGTGACGACCCCGGCGTTTTCTACGAGGTCGGCCACCTGGTCCGCCTCGACGCGGCGACCGCCGGCGGGACCCGCGCCGAGGTCCTGGCCATCCTGGCCCGTCTCTGGCCCCTCTTCGAGGCCGCCGCGGACGGGGCCCCGATCCTGATCCAGTGCACCCCGGGCCACACGCGCCTCTGGCGGCGGGCCCTGACGGCGATCGGGGCGACCGTCGAGGTCCTCCGCTCCGGCGTGAGATACCGCGGCGACGTCGGGCCGTCCGGCGACGACGACCGGATCCTGATCGTCACGCGGCCAGGGGATAGGGGGTAGGGCCGACACCGAGAGGCCCGGCGGCCCCCCGCGCGTCGACGACGGCCCCACCCAAAAATCATCCGATGACGCCGCTCTTGGCGACGTCCCGCGCCCACGAGGTGTCGCGGCTGACCAGCCCCTCGGCGATGATCTGGCCGTTCTCGATGACCACCCGCTGGGTATGGCCCACGCCCTGGCGCGGGTTGTGGTCCAGGCGAACCGGAATGTCCTGGCGCTCGATGGCCAGCCCTTCGAGGTCGACCACGACCGGATGCGGGAAGCCCGCGATCCGCATCACGCCGCCGGTGTAGGCGACCATGCGGAAGCGTGGCATCTTCTTCTCAGCATCGTCCGCCGCTTCGACGGTCAGCGGGCACCGGAAGCTGAGATAGTCAGGCTGCTTGCTGTTGCTCGACATCCTTGTCGACCTCCTCGTCTTCGTCTTCCGTGGATTCGGGCGCTGTCGGCGAAGTCGTCAAACCCAGTTCGGCCATGAGCGACTGCTCCTTGGCCCGCTGGCGCAGTTCGGTCTCCCAATCGCGGCCTTGGCGGGCGTACTCGATGGCAAGCGTGGTGGTGTTGCTGGTCAGGCGGGTCGCCTGGGCGTTGGCTTCCTTGGCCGGGTCGACGTGCTCGGTGCCGTCGAAGAACCACTGGTGCGGCACACTTCGCATTGTGCGAAGTGAGGAAAGCTCCGACGTGAGCATGGCCTCGTCGATCCAGGCGGCGAAGATGCGGTCGAGCACCGCCTCAGCCAGGTGTGCCTGCTCGACGCGGATGCTCTTGAAGTAGGTCTGGTGGTCCAGCCGCCCCGAGGCGTAGTTGTAGCCCGAGGAATTGCAGGCCGCGATGTTGTACGGCAGGTTCAGGCAGCGAGCGATCTCGTTGAGAATCTCCCGCTTGAACTCGGCATACCCGGTCGCCGGTTGCTGCGCCTCGACCTGACCCAGTCGCCACCCGTCCGGCAGCACCGTGGCCATGCGCTTTTCGAGTTCGACCACGTCCATCGGCTCGAGGGCCTGGGCTTCGCCGTTGGCCGGGGCGTCGGTGAACAGCACGGCCGCGAAGTCGGCGGCAGTCTCGGCGGCTGCAATGACCGCCAGCGTGTAGCGCCGCAGTTGTGCGAACAATGGCAGCGCCGGAGTGATCTCCGGGATGCCTCGGTGCTGACCGGGCCTGTCGGCTCGGAACCAGTGCACCACCGCTTCGGCGGGCACCATGTCGTACTGCGTCTTCCACATAGCCAGATCGCCGGGGTGCTGACGCAGGATCGTGTAAGTCTGCGGGTTGCCCCAGGCATCCAGCATGATGCCGTCGATGTCACCGACCGGCGGCAGCAATGCCATGGTCGGCGACGCCACCCGGTCGGCCTCGACCAGATGCACGTCCAGCATCACCGGCGAATCGATCATCGGGTTGGCCGTCAGGATCGCGAATGACTCGCCGTCGGTGGCCTTGGCCAGCCGCATCGTGCGGAGCTTCTCGGCCAGGTTGACCGCCTCGGACCACTCGGCGAACGCCGCCTCGACGCGGCGGTTCGTCTCGGCGTCTTCGCTCAGCAGCTGCAGGCGCGGGCCGGTGCCGATGCAGTCGTTGGCGATGGTCAGCACGATGCCCTTGGCGTAGGAGTTGTTCGCCACCTCGTAGCGGCTGCGTTGGCGGAGCTTGCGGCGGACATCGGGGCAGGCCGCGCTATCGGCCGACAGCGCATCGGCCATCGCCCAGTGCTTGACGTTCTCGGCGGTGGTCTGCGCTGCGTCGTAACGGGCACGGACCACGGCCGGGATGGACCGCTGGGCCTTCCTGTTCTTGCGGAACGGCCACATCAGACGGTCCCTCCCGGCGAGATCTTCGCGAGCTTGATCCCCAGACCTTTGGCGCGGCTGGCCTTCTTCGACTCCAGGTACTTGTCGGCAGCAATCTGCTCGGAGAGCTTGTGCTGCTCGACACTGCCGGAGTCGCCACTGGCCTTGGCCGGGCCTTCGGCGTTGGTCTTGATCGAGTTGTCGAGGGTGTCGGTCATGGGCAATCACCTGTCGGGCAACGCGCCCGTCATGAAGTGATTACCCGCTCAGACCGAAATCTCGCCGCTTGAAGGAGGGTTCCCGCAACTTCATACCAGATGTGGTATTTCAGACGATTTTCTCGCGGGTCGTGATCGCCTGGCCGCAGTTTCGGCAGCGCTTCCGGCGGATGATCCCGTCGTTGCGCCGTCGCGTGTAGACCGTGTCGAAGTGTCGGCAACCGCAGTGTCGGCAGACCAGACCGACGTGCGGGGTCGAGACTGGCTTTGCTGTCGCGATCTGGTTCATGGTCAGCGGCTCCTCTGAAGCTGCGAGAGTTTAATGCGCTGCCTGGGTCGCGCCGGTCCATCCGCCACGCCTGGAAGGGACGCACCCTGGATGGATGCAGCCACGGCGCACCCGACGAGACAATCCAACCAATGGTTGTCCGGGCGCGTAGCCCGCAGCTTCCATTCATCCACGGTGCGGTCTCGGGCGACAGTCTTGACGCGGTACTCGGCCGTCAGATGGTCGGCCAGCATGCGATGGGCTTTTGCCGCAAGACCATCGCGGCCGAACAGCGACAGACATCCCGGATCGCCCATGGCCACGGCCAGCCGGGCGTGAACGAACGTCTTCCAGTAGTTCGTGTCGATCAGGGCATGCCGCACCTGCCTTCGACCGATCGTGTTCGGGATGCGCCAGTGCAGGCCGACTCGGTCGCCGCGCTTGCGCTTGTACTCGCTGAATGGGACACTGGACGCGCCGACGTACTTGCCGTGGCTGGGTAGCAGGATGCCCGCGAAGCTGCTCTGTCGGCAGAACTGATAGACCACGTCGGTGGACTGGCCCCAGTTGGCATCGACCAGGCAGCGGTCAATTCGCATCTCCGCGCCGTCCTCGCGCCGGTAGGCCCGCGAGAGCTTCTCGGCAGTCAGCTTCTCCAGCCCGCCGAAGATCTGACCTTCGAGGCCCGCCCCCGGTGTCGCGCGCCCCAGCGTGGAATGAACGTCACGCAGCGTGAAGTAGGCCCGCTTCTGCTCGGGCCACACGCCGTAGTCCACGATTGTGCCCGTGAAGTTCTCCTCCCACGCGCAGAGCATCCAGAACAGCACCTTCTGCTGGACGTCGATGAACATCGTCAGGTGATTGCAGCCGATGGGAATCTCGCCGGCGCGGTATCCATTGAGCTTGGCGGTAATCTGTTCGGCGGTGAGCATCTCTTCGCCGATCTCCTCCACGATCGGTTCGTTCTGGTATTCGGCGAAGAACGCGCCCTCGTCGCGGTATCGAAGGTTCATCGCATGCTGGATTGCACTGGCCTCGTCTTCGTTGAAACGCTGCGGCCAGGCGGCAATTGATCCGGCGTCCATCGCCTCGCGGTTGGCGATGTAGAACTCCGTCGCTTCCGACCCGTCGCCATCGTTGCGAAGCGAATCCGCCCGTAGCTCAGCGTACTTCGCCCAGAGCTTTTCATTCGACGGAAAGGCGTAGACCATCTTCGTCCGTTCGCCTTGCCACTCGGGGTGCTTCTCGCGGTCGAGAATGTTGTCCGCCATGTCCGCCGGACGGATCACGGTGCAGGCCATCAGTCCCGCGATCTTCTTGCCCGGTCCCGCCATGCCCAGAACGTCGCCGGCCAGAATCGCCTCGCGCCGTTGGGACTGCGACGGCGACCAGGCCGATTCCGTCGTCTGCGGGTCATCGACCATCACCAGTTGCGGGCGCACGACCTGGCCGTCGGCACGGGCGTAGTTCTGCCCGCGAATGTCGCTGCCCTTCATGCCCGAACTGGAGATCACCACGCCCGATGCCTTACTGCCCGCGATGGTTGGCAAAACGATCCGATCCGATGCCCAGTCGATTCGCGTCGGTTCGCCCTTGTACTTCTGACCCTTCTGCCGGTTGGTGATCCGCTCCAGGCACTGGATCGGATACGTCACCTCGGGGAAGTCCGCCTGCAACAGCGGATTGGTCTCGATCCAAATCTTGATGTTCTCGAGCAGATCGCGGGCGCGTTCCGCGCTGGCGGCGATCAGGCACACGAATGGCGTCGCGCCGATCAGCGCCGACCACAGCACGGCCGTCTGGCACAGCACGGTCTTCCCGCTGCCGCGCGGCATGGCCATGGCGAATAACCCGCCGGTGCGCACGGCCTTCTCGATCTTCTCGATCACCCGCAAATGATCGTCGGACCAGGGCAGGTAGAAGACCTCGGCGAAGTAGGTCTCGCAGAACGCGCGGAAGGACGCCTCGCACCGCGCTTTGCGGTCGGGATCGACCACGGCGGGCAGTTCGCCGATGTCCTGGGCGGCGCGGACTGCTTCGGCGTTGCGCTCGGCTTGGCGGGCCTTCTGCTGCTCGTAGGTCAGCGGTTCGGATTTCGGCTTGGCGCGTTCCAGTGTGAGCCATGCCGCGTAGCAGAACAGGTCCACCGTCCGCGCGTCGCCGATGGTGTAGCCC